TGTCCTTGCTGATAATAGAATATTGCTCGGTGCTGTACAAGTGGCTTTTGGATAGGAGTAGTTATGTTTAGTAATGAATTATGGCATAAGCCAGCAAGTGGGGATGCTCCTTGGGCTGGTATTGAGGCTGTTGCTAGATTTGATTCTGCGGATAATTCTGAAATGATTAGGACACAAGTAGCAGCTACAACACAAGATAAGTTTACTTTATCTTTTTGGTGGAAAAGGGCAAGCACAGGTAGCACTCATGCTATTATAACTGGAAACAAACCAAGTGAAGGGCATAATGCTGACCATATTTTTGTTGCTGGTGTTGATAATTCTATGAGATGGGAAGCCCAAGATCAAAATGGGAATCTAGGAAATTCTAACGCTAGTTATTCTGTATATACTAATTCTGGATTTTCTTCTACAACTGCTTGGTATCATGGTGTTTTACAATATGATTCAACACAAAGCACAGCGGGTGATAGGGTAAAATGGTATGTAAGTTCAGCTAGTTCTCATGGTACAAGCACTAGATATAGCGGTCAACCAGCACAAAATAGAACACCTCCTATGAACGCTGGTGTTGTTTCAGGAACAGGATATAAAACACATATTGGAAAAATGGGGCCATATGGCTCTCATTATAATGGTAGGCTAGGTGAGGTTATATTTATAGATGGAAGTATATATGCTCCTACACAATTTGCACATGATGTATCTGGAACTTGGACAGCAAAGAACCCAGATGTAGGTAGTATAAGTTGGGGGGGTAATGGGTTTTATTTACGATTTTTAGAGGATGATAATTTAGGCAAGGACTACTCTGGGAATGAAAATGATTTTTCTGTTACCAATATGGGAACGGATCATCAAGAAACAAGCAGTTTACCTCCAACAGATAGCAGTTAAAGAAAGGAAAACAAATTATGTGGGGAATAATAAATACAAGTAATAATTCTGTAATAGAAGTTTTTGAATATCCAAAAACAGTTATTATAAATAATATAAAACACCCAAAAGATATATTTAAAGTTTGGTCTTGGACTGAACTAAATGCAATAGGTATATATCAATATGTTGAATCAAGCAATAAACCAGACGCAAGGTTTTATGTAATAGATAGTGTAAGTTATACATTTAATAGTTCAGCAAAAAATATAACACCTAGTTATAATACATCAGAATTACCATTAGCTGATAGCACAACAGATGGAGTAACCGCTTATGGGTTGAAAACAAAAGCTATAAATGAAGCACAAACTAAAGCGACTAATTTAATAAATAAATTTAGTTGGTTAGTAGAAAGATATGTATATGACAATAGCAAAACAATTCCTAGTGCCGTATCTACATACGCTAATAATGTCAGAAGTAAATACACTGCTCTTTGTACTTCTATTAATGATTGTGATAATATGGCTGCTTTTGAAAAATTACATAACGATACACTAGATAGTAAAAATAATGTAACAGCAATAGCTGCTGTTAATGACTGGCCTGATAACTCTAATGTAAAAGAATATGAAAGATGACAGTTGAGCCAATATTTATATGGAGTGGATTACTGTCAGTTATTATAGGAATGTTGTCTTATATGTTTACCATGCTAGTTCGTAAAGTGCAGGAGCTACAAGAACGACT